ATCCCTGCCCCAGTAGCAAGCATTGAGATTGTAAGACTTCAGGCAATTGCAGGAAAGTTAGCGCTAAAGGCTACCTGGATGGCAAATGTTGACAAGAACAACAGAGCAAAGAAAAATATTTACTACACAGCAGCAGAAGCAGTAAACAATTTAGTATCAGCACTTAAATACATAATGCGATAACATGCTATACTTATATAAAACAAGGGGATATAATGACAAAAAGTTTATTACAGCAAGTTATGCTCAAAAGTGTTTCTAGAAAAAGTACAATACTAGATGCAGATGCTTTAATTGAAAAGATAAAATCTGGATACGTTGTAAATCGTGGTCCAAAATTCCAGACTAAGAAAACCTTTGCTCCATCAACAATTGCATATAGTCATGGAGAATGTCCAAGATATTGGTATTTAGCATTTGATGGTGCTACATTTGAAGATAATGCAGATGCTTATGGTGCAGCAAATATGACTGCAGGAACTCTTTCACACGGTAGAATTCAAGATGCAATGATGAATGCTGGTGTTGCAAAGATTTATCGTGATGACGATAATCAGCCAACTACAGAATTTAAGATTAGATATGATGATCCTCCCATCTTTGGTTATGGCGATGCAATGCTTGACTGGGAAGGCGAAGAGATTGTTGGAGAAATTAAGACAATGCTCAACGAAGGATTTGAGTATCGTAAGAACTCAATGAAGCCAAAGACTGGTCACCTAATTCAGTTGCTTATTTATATGAAGATTCTTGGTAAGAAAAAAGGAGTCTTGATTTATGAAAATAAAAACAATCATGAATTGCTTGTTCTTCCAATTGAGGTAGACGATTATTATCGCCAGTGGATTGATGCTACATTCCAGTGGATGCGTGAGGTTCGTAAGGCTTGGGTAGATCGTACCCTACCAACTAAAAACTATCGTGCAAATTCTAAGATATGCAAGACATGCCCTATCAAGGCAGCCTGCGACGAAGCGGGTACTGGAGTAATTAAAATCAAATCTATGGAGGGGCTGATTGAAACTCTGTGACAGATGTAATATATATTTTGAACCGAAGGTAACTTATCAAATTTACTGTAGCGTTGATTGTAGAGATGCTGCAACTAAAGATAAGATTACCGAAAGGTATCAGATAACTCGTCGTCAAAAGAGAAAAGGCAAGGTTAGACGTTGTTTAGGTGGTTGTGACACACAACTATCAATTTACAATGACTCTGGATTTTGTTCTAACTGCAATGTTAGTGAAAAAGCAGTTGCAAAAATGTTAAAAGAATTGAAAGGTTTTATTGATTATGAGCAAGAATAAGTGGGGTATAGAGGTTCAGCCAGACCGTGTTTGTGCTATAGATGCTAGTACAAATAGCCTTGCTTTTGCTGTGTTCAATAAAAAAGATTTAAAAGAAATTGGAAAAATTAATTTTGAAGGTGAAGATATATACGCTAAAGTAGGAGATGCTGCTAGAAAAACTAAGGCATATTTTGAAACAGTTATGAAGGCAGATGCTATAGTAATTGAACATACAGTATTTATGAATAGCCCTAAGACTGCTGCAGATCTTGCTCTAGTACAAGGTGCTCTTCTTGGTGCTGCTGCTATGTGTGGGATAACCACGGTAGGCAAAGTTTCACCTATTACCTGGCAAAATTATATTGGTAATAAAAAGATATCTAAAGATGAAAGAGCCACGATTGCTGTTAGAAATCCTGGGAAATCTTTGTCTTGGTATAAAACCTTTGAGCGCAATCTTCGTAAACAAAGAACTATGGACTTTATAGAATTTCAGTATAAGAAGACTATTACTGATAACGATGTGGCTGATGCTTGTGGCATTGGTCATTGGGCTGTAAACAATTGGAACAAAGCAATAGGAGTTGATAAATAATGCCTGAGTTAAACGCAAACATACCACCCATTGAATGCTATGTGCGTGGTAATTTTTTAAGAGATCAGTTAGATAGTCATGATAAATACTTTCCATGTGTAATTTTTGGAGTGTCAAGCATTAAAGCCAGAAGCCCATTGTTTCATTTCATGATGGAGGATGGTGGTATTTGGTGGCGTATGCCAATAAATGCTTTTTGTGCTAAGCCAGGAGTTCCAGAAGAGCCAATTTATAATCTTGTTTTGTGGAATTCTTTTAGTTCACACGTTTCAATTACAAAGTTTCAAGCATTAAGCAATATGAGAATGTCATACATTGATAGATCTAAGACTAACATTCCTGGAACATACCTGTTTACTTTAGATTGGCATAGTCCAGAAACAAACATTTTGGATGATGGATATTCTGAAAACCCAGGTCAGCATAAATGTGGGCACGTAATACAAAGAGATGACGGAAACTTTGCGGTACAGCCAAACAACAGAGTAAGGCTAAAAGAACCATCATTTGTAACAAAAACAGATCTAGTAATACCAAGATTGATTAATACAAACAAGTGGGATGTAGAAAGTTACGACAAATGGATTCTTGAAGATTCAAATGCCTATGACTATGAAGTTCTTGAGCGTGAGGTTGACAAATAACATCATGGCTGGTAAACTATATACAAGCGAGATTTGGCTACGTAAGAGATATCTTATGGATAAAAAGTCTCCTGAAGACATTGCTAAAGAGTGCGGGGCAAGCGTAGAGACAATCTATGTTTACCTTGCTAAATTTGGATTAAGGAAATCACGAAGATGAATAAAGCACAAAAAGTTTTACTTGGACTTGGGATTGCTGGTGCCGTAGGCTTAACCTATGTTATCACAGCACTTAAAGGTATGCCAGAAGCATTTGATTGGGAAGAAGATGAACCTGATGAGTGAGCATACAGAATTAACTATTACGGTTGATCAAGTTAATCACCCAATACACTACACAACAGATCCTTCAGGTGTTGAGTGTATCGAAATAACTAGACATCGGAATTTTAACATTGGCAATGCCTTTAAATATATTTGGAGAGCAGGTCTTAAAGACGAGGCAAAAACAATTCAAGATCTTGAAAAGGCAATATTTTATATCAAAGATGAAATAAATAGACTAGAAGGTAAATACAGTGTCAAGTGAAATGGAACTAGTAGAACATCTTGACGAAGTAAATAAAGTTGTAACTGAATACTTAAAGGGTCAAGACCCAACTAAAATCTCTAAAGACTTGGATATGCCAAGAACTCGTGTTGTTGCACTAATTAATGAGTGGAAGGTTCTGGCTTCCGCTAACGATGCCATTCGTGCTCGTGCTAAAGAGGCTCTTGCTGGGGCTGACACACACTACAGCAAACTTATAACAAAGGCTTACGAAGTTATTGATGAGTCTAGTTTGACAAATAATCTTAGTGCAAAAACCCAGGCTATTAAACTTGTTATGGATATTGAAAAATCTAGAATTGAAATGCTTCAAAAGGCTGGTCTACTTGAGAACAAAGAACTTGCAGAAGAGATGGTTGAGATTGAAAGAAAGCAAGAAGTCCTTATTGGAATTCTTAGAGATGTTGCTTCAGAGCATCCAGAGATACGTGATTTAATTATGCATAGACTTTCTTCTATTGCAAGAGAAGGCGAAGTGATTACAATTGTCCACGATGTTCAATGAATTTTTTGATGTTCTAAAAGAAAATCATTTTGTTGAAACCCCAGTAGATGTAAAGACTTTTGTCCAATCTCCAGAGTATCTTGGTCAACCGATCCTATCTGATATTCAGTATGAAATCGTAGAGGCTATGAGCCAAATCTATCGTAAAGAAGACCTCATAGAGTTAATGGGGCAGGCTGAAGGACTAAACCATTTTAATAAATATACAAAGAATGAACTTATTTTGCAACTTGGCAAGGGATCTGGAAAAGACTTTATATCTACAGTAGCATGTGCATACGTAGTATATAAACTACTATGCTTAAAAGATCCAGCAACATACTTTGGTAAACCTCCTGGAGATGCTATTGATATTATTAACGTTGCAGTTAACGCTCAACAGGCTAAGAATGTTTTCTTTAAAGGTTTTAAAACCAAGATTGAGAAGTCGCCATGGTTTGCTGGTAAATACAATGCTAAGGCTGACTCAGTAGAGTTTGACAAATCAATTACTGTTTATTCTGGACACTCAGAACGTGAATCACATGAAGGTTTAAACCTTCTTATGGCAGTACTTGATGAGATTTCTGGTTTTGCTACGGAAGTTGGTACTGGAAACGAACAAGGAAAGACAGCAGATAATATTTATAAAGCATTTCGTGGTACTGTTGACTCCCGTTTTCCTGATTTAGGCAAGGTTGTTTTGCTTTCATTCCCAAGATATCAGGGTGACTTTATTTCTCAACGGTATGAATCAGTTATTGCTGATAAAGAAACTATTGAACGCAGACACACCTTTATCATGAACGAAGACTTGCCACACGATGATCCAGGAAACCAGTTTGAAATTTCGTGGGATGAAGATACAATACTTTCATATAAGATACCAAGAGTATATGCATTTAAAAGACCTACATGGGAAGTAAATCCTACCCGAAAGATAGAAGATTTTAAGTTAGCATTCTACACAGATCTTGGCGATGCAATGATGCGTTTTGCATGCATGCCTACATATTCATCTGATGCATTCTTTAAACAAAAAGACAAACTTGAGAAGTGTATGAACACTAGAAATCCACTTGATTCTTTTAGAAGGTTTGATGAAACCTTTAAGCCAGACCCAGATAAAGTTTATTATATTCATGCTGACCTTGCACAAAAACATGACAAGTGTGCAGTTGCAATTGCTCACGTAGATAAGTGGGTAAATATTCAGGTAATCAAAGACTATGAACAGGTAGCACCTATTGTAATCGTAGATGCAGTTGCCTGGTGGGAACCAAGAGCAGAAGGTCCTGTTAATCTCTCAGAGGTAAAGCAGTGGATCATGAATTTGCGTAGGCAAGGTTTTAATCTTGGTATGGTTACCTTTGACCGTTGGCAATCATTTGACATTCAAAATGAACTACAGGCTGTTGGAATAAGGACTGAGACTGTATCTGTTGCCAAGAAACATTATGAAGATTTAGCAATGATGATCTATGAGGAAAGAGTGGCTATCCCAATGATTCCTATCTTGCTTGAAGAAATGTCAGAACTTAAGATTATGAAAGGTAATCGTGTAGATCACCCTAGAAAAAAATCTAAAGACTTAGCAGATGCCGTTTGTGGGGCAGTATTTGGAGCAATCTCACACACACAAAAGAATAACAATACAGAAATAGATGTCCATACTTGGAGTTCGGCAACCCGACTTGCACAAAAGCAACAGGGTATGGTAGAATTGGATAATCGGGAAATGCCTAACGATGTTAAGGATTTCCTCGATAAATTCAACTTAATATAAACAAACAAACAAGGAGAAAGATGAATTCATTTAAGAAAATCGCTCTAGGACTCGCTGCAGCCATGTCCTTTGGCGTACTAACGGCACTTCCGACAAGTGCTGCTGTGATTGCACCTACCATAACGATTGATTCTGCTACAGATACAATCATTGCTGGTGAGACTGCAACTGCGGTAGTTACACTTTCGTATATTTCAGAAACATCAGCAGATACAGCAACTGTATTGTCTGCCATGTTCTCACAGCCATCAGGCTCATCAAAGAGTGCAACACTTACAGTACTTGAAACAACAACTGCTACAGTTGTAGTTGCAGCAGGAAACCTTTCTGCTGACATTAATTCAACAGTTAATACACCAGGATATGTAACTGCAAAGTTCACAGTATCATTGGTTGCCCCTTCTGTTGCAGGTACATATGAGGCACGAATTATTACAACTAAGCCATCAACTGGTCCATCAGTTGCATGGACAGTAACAGTTAAGGCAGCGGACATTGTTCCTTCTGCTTCAACAACAACTTCAATTCTTAACTCAGGCGAAGTTACAACTGCAACAGCAGATGCTTCGGTCTATGCACCAAAGACTACTTCAACAGATGCAGCAGCGGTAATCGTTGTTACACCTAAGAATGCAGCAGGCGGATCAGCAACCGAGTCAATTCTTGCAACAGTATCAGGCACAGGCTTAATTGGTTATGGCACAAATGCTACAACAATGTCTGCTCTTGGTCGTGCAATT